CCTGTTTTTTTTCTCTCCCCGGCCCGTCCGGGGGCCCGCCATGACAGCGGGTCGGACCTCGGCGTAGTAGGGGAGGCGATCATGGCGGCTCGCGCACTCCAGATCGGCGAGGCTGGCGGTTGCGTCGCGGCCTCCGTCGTCGCTCACCGGCAGCGCCGCGGCTGGGACCAGGCCCACCTCGCCCAGCGCGTCACCGAGGCCGGCCGCCCCATGAGCACGTCCGTCCTGGGCAAGGTCGAGAGCGGCACGCGCCGGGTCGACGTGGACGACCTGGTCGCGCTCGCCGCGGCCCTCGAGGTCTCGCCCGTGCAGCTGCTACCCGGCGGTGAGGGGGCCGAGGCCAAGGACTCCGATCCGTTCGAGGACGCCGCCAGCCCGGGCCTGGTCCGCGCGCGCGTGCTCGACGACATCGCCGCGCTCGGCGACCTCGAGGTCCTGGACCCCACCGCGCCGACGCTGGCCGCCGTCGCGGTACGGCTGGCCACCGAGGTCGACGCGCCCGCGTCGCTCGGCAACTCCCTGCACTCGCTGTCCAAGGAGCTGCGCCAGGTCCTCGCGGAACTGCGCTCCCTCGCACCAGAGGAGCCGGACGATGACGACGACCTTGACGACCTGGCGTCCCCCGACTGAGTTCGCCGAGCAGTGCCGCGAGTTGTACGGGCTGGAGTGCCCGCCGATGTGGGGGACGCCGCGCCGGCCGGAGCTGCCGACGCTCGGCGGCAAGGTCGCCAAGGTCATGGAGCGGCTGGGCTTCGCGCCGATGCCGTGGCAGCGCTACGTGTGGGACGTCGCCCTGGAGATCGACCCGACGACCGGCCTGTTCTGGCACCGCAACGTGGGTCTGAGCGTGCCGCGTCAGCAGGGCAAGACGCAGGGCGTCCTCGCGGTGAAGGTTCACCGGGCCTCGGCCTGGAAGCGGCAGCGGATCGTCTACGCAGCCCAGACCCGGTCAATGGCGAGGGAGCGCTGGGAGGACGAGTTCTGGGCCACGATCGAGGAGTCCCGGCTGGGGCGCCGGTTCGTCGCCCGGAAGGCCAACGGGCACGAAGCGATCATCCACCGCAATACCCGCTCGCGGATCGGCATCACGTCCAACACCGAGCGTGCCGGGCACGGTCCGCCGCTGGACCTGGGCGTGATCGACGAGGCCTTCGCGCACGAAGACGATCGCCTCGAGCAGGCTTTCTCTCCCGCCATGCTGACGCGGCCGATGGCCCAGCTGTGGTGGGCGTCGGCCGGCGGCACGGAGAAGAGCCGGTTCCTGAACAAGAAGCGGGAGCAGGGCCGGGCCATGATCGAGGAGTTGTGGCGTACGGGCGTGCATCCGAGGGCCGCCTACTTCGAGTGGTTCGCCCCGGACGAGATGCCCCGCGACGATCCCGCCACCTGGTGGGCGACGCTGCCCGCCATGGGGCACACGGTCACCGAGGACGTCATCAGGGCGGAGCTGGAGAAGCTGGACCCTGGCGAGTTCGACCGGGCCTACCTCAACCGCACGCGGAAGGCCACCCCGCCGCCTGACCCGAATGTGCCGCGCGCACGCTGGGCCGGGCTGGTCGATCCGAAGAGCAAGCCGACCCGGGACGCGGTAGCCCTGGCCGTGGACGTCTCGCAGGCCCGGGACTCGTCCACGATCGCGGCGGCCTCGCTGCGGCCCGACGGCCGGGTCCATCTCGAGGTCGTGGCTCGGCGCCCGGGCACGGACTGGGTGGTGCCCGCGGTCGCCAAGCTGCACAAGCTGTGGAACCCCGTAGCCGTGGCGATCGCCTCGGCCGGGGCGCCCGCCGGGTCGCTCATCGACGACCTGGTGGCCGCCGGCATCGACGTGCCCAAGGACCGCGAGCACCCGCAGCGCGGCGACCTCGCCGTCATGCGGACCGGTGACATCACCGAGGCGTGCGGCCAGCTGGCCGACGCCATGAACCAGGGCACCGCCCGGCACATCGACCAGGTGCCGCTCACAGCCGCCGTGAACGGGGCTCGCACGCGCCGCAACGGGGACGCCTGGCAGCTGGACCGCACGGCATCGCTGGTCGACATCAGCCCGCTGTGCGCGGCCACGTTCGCCCGCTGGGCGCTGCTGATCCGGGGACCGCACGTCATCGAGGACTACGACATCGCGGACTCGTTCGCGTGAGGGGAGGCAGCCATGGGCGCCTGGGCACGGATGCGACGCGCCTTCACCCGCGACGCGAACATCACGTCGGCGGAGGACCTGCTGATGCAGGCCCGGGAGGGCCGCACCGGCGGGGGCCGGGTGCACGTCACCGACGACAGCGCGCTGCGACAGTCTGCGGTCTGGGCGTGCCTGCGTCTGCGGGCCGACCTCATGTCGTCGTTCCCGATCGACGTGTACCGCAAGGTGCAGGGCCTCCAGGTGGAGGTGGCCAAGCCTCCCGTCCTCGTGTCGCCAGGCGGCAGCGAGGTCGGGATCAGGGAGTGGGTGTGGGCTACCGAGTTCGACCTGGACCGCGCCGGGAACGCCTTCGGGATCATCACCGAACGCACCGGCGTGATCGGCCCGGACGGGCGCGGCCTGCCCGGCCGTATCGATCTCGTGGAGCTGGGCTCCGTGACCGTGCGCGCCAACGGCTCGCAGATCAAGAAATACAGGATCGCCGGGAAGGAGTACGACCCGTGGGACGTGTGGCACGAGAAGCAGTACACGCGGGCCGGTTTCCCACTGGGTCTCTCCCCCGTCGCGTACGCGGCCTGGGCGATCGAGGCATCCCTGACCGCGCAGCAGTTCGCCCGTGACTGGTTCGCCGCCGGCGTCGTTCCCTCAGGCACGCTGAAGAACAGCCAGAAGACGATCGACAAGCGGCAGGCGCGCGAGGCCCGGGCCGCGTTCCGCGCGGCCGTCTCCAACGGCGACGTGTTCGTCCACGGCCAGGACTGGGAGTACAAGCCAGTGCAGGCCGTGGCCCAGCAGGCCCAGTTCCTCGAGGCCCAGCAGTACGGCAACACCGACATCGCCCGCTTCTTCGGCTGCCCCGGCGACCTGATCGACGCCGCGGTGTCGGGCAGCAGCATCACCTACGCCAACATCAGCCAGCGCAACCTCCAGTTCCTGATCATGAATCTCGGCCCGGCCGTCGGCCGACGCGAGGACGCGTTCAGCCGGCGCCTGGTGTCCGGCCCGCGCTTCGTGAAGCTGAACACCGACGCGCTGCTGCGCATGGACCCGGCGGCCCGCGCCCAGGCGCTCAAGACGCAGATCGACTCCAGGACGCTCGCCCCGTCCGAGGCGCGCGCCCTCGAGGACCGGCCGCCGTTCACCGAGGACCAGCTCGCCGAGTTCGACCGGCTGTTCGGCACGCGGTCCGTCCCCACTCCGCCCACGTCCGCCGTACCGGGAGCTACGCCATGACCACTCCAGCGCTCGCCGCCGCCGCGGCCGAACGATCCCAGCACATTCGCCAGCGCGCGGACCGCCCTTCGCAGCGGCGCTGCGCCGAACCGACCGCCGCCCGTGCCGCCGTCCGTACCCGCCTGTCCGGCGTGCAGCTACGCGAGAGCGGTGAAGGCGACGGCACCCTGGAGTTCGCCGGGCACGCGTCGGTGTACGAGCAGGCATACGAGATGTGGGACATGTTCGGCCCGTACACGGAGATCGTCAGCGAGGGCGCCGGCGCGGACTCCCTCGCGCGCGCCGACCTGGACGTCCCCCTCGTCCTCGGCCACGACCAGCTGCGCCGCATGGCCCGCACCAGCACCGGCACGCTGTTCCTGGTGGAGGACGCCAACGGCCTGTCCGTGCGCGCCCCGGCCCTGGACCCCAGCGACCACGATGTCGCGTACATCGCGCCGAAGCTGAAGGCCGGCCTCATCGACGAGATGAGCTTCGCCTTCCGGATCGAGTCGGGCCAGTGGTCCCCGGACTACACCGAGTACCGGATCAACCGGTACGACATCCACCGCGGGGACGTCGCGATCGTCGGCTACGGCGCCAACCCGTACACCGGGGCGAGCATGCGCCAGCCCGCGGCCACGCCGCCGAACAGCCGGGCCCGGGCGCTGCTGGAGATCGCGCTCGCCCGCTGACCCCTCACGCTTCCCGCCGTCCGGCGGGATCTCTGCCCTGCGCTCTGCGCGCACGAGCCCACCCGGCGCCAAGGCCTCGGGTGGCCGTCTGACCTGGACACGGGGCGCCTGTCACCAACGACCAGAAGGGACGAGCCATGACGCTCGCCGAACTGATCGCCCAGGCGCGCACCGCGCTGGACACGGCGATCACCGCCCGACAGCAGGAGCAGGACGCGCTGATGGCGCTGCGCTCCGACGAGAACCTGACCGAAGAGGCGGTCGCCGCGCGGGTCGCCACCCGCGACGCGGCCGACGCCGAGGTCACCCGCCGCCAGGAGGCGCTCGCCGAACTGGAAGCCGAGCAGGCCCGCGAGGCCGAGCTGGCGGCACTGTCCGCCCGCACCGTCCCCGCGGCCGGCCGCGCCCCGGCGTACGACCAGGTCCACCGCGTGGGCGCCGAGGAGCGCACCTACCGGCCCGACCAGGACCGGCGCGGCGCCCGCTTCGAGCAGGACGTGGCCGCCGCATTCCTCGGCGACTACGAGGCCCGCGACCGGCTCGCCCGGCACATGCGCGAGGAGCAGGGCGAGCGCGGCGACCAGCTGCGCGCGGCTGGCACCGGAGCTTTCGCCGGCCTGGTCGTGCCGCAGTACCTGACCGACATGTACGCCCCGGCGGCGCAGGCCAACCGGCCGTTCGCCGACGCCATCCGCCGACACGACCTGCCCGCGCAGGGCATGCAGGTCAACATCTCCCGCGTCACGACCGGCTCCGAGGTCGACAACCAGGCCTCGGAGAACACCGAGGTCGCCGAGCAGGACATGGACGACACCAACCTGTCCATCCCGGTGCAGACCGCGGCTGGCCAGCAGACCATCTCCCGGCAGTCCGTGGAGCGCGGCGCCGGCGTGGAAGCCGTCGTCCTGGACGACCTCTTCCGCCGGTACAACACCAACCTCGACAACAAGCTGCTGAACCAGGCGACCACCGGCCTGTCCGCCGTGGCCACCGCCATCACCTACACGGACACCGACCCGACCGCCGCCGAGCTGTACCCGAAGGTCGTCGAGGGCCTGGCCGGCGTCGAGGCCGCCATGCTCGACATGGCCTCCGGCGACAACCTCGCGGTGATGCACTCGCGGCGCTGGTACTGGATGCAGAACGCCATGGGCTCCACCTGGCCGCTCATCACCCAGCCCGGCGTCATCGCGCAGACCCTCGGCGCGAACTACGCCACGGCCTACGGGCGAGGCATCCGCGGCATCCTGCCCAACGGGACCCCGGTCGTGGTGGACAACAACATCGCGACGAACCTCGGCGCCGGCACGAACGAGGACGAGATCTACCTCGTGGACCGCCAGGAGTGCCACGTGTGGGAGGACCCGGACGCCCCGATGTACATCCGGGCGGAGCAGGCCAAGGCCTCCAGCCTCGGCGTGCTGCTGGTCGTGTACGGCTACTTCGCCTACACCCACGCCCGCTACCCGCAGGCCCGGAAGATCAGCGGCACCGGCCTGGTCACGCCGACCTTCACCGGCGCCTGATCCCCTCCGCGGGGCCCGCCAGGCAGGCGGGCCCCGCGCCATCTTCACCACCCAGGAGTGAGGCAATGAGCGACACCCCGCAGACCGACGACCCGATGATCGCCGCGCTGCTGCGCGAGCGCGAGGGGTACAGCCGACGCGGCATGGACCAGCGTGTAGCCGCGGTCGACGAGCAGCTGCGCATGCGCGGCTACAAGGCCCCGCGCCGCGGCACGCAGAAGCCGCCGGCAGGCAAGAGCGACGCCGAGAAGGAAGCGGCGGAGAAGGCGGCCGCCGAGAAGGCCGCGGCCGAGAAGGCCGCGGCCGAACAGCGGGCGGAGCAACCCAAGGGCCGCCAGCAGCAGGCCAAGAGCGAGACCTGACGTGGCCACGGAGTACGTCACCCGCGACGAGCTGAAGGCCCAGTTCGAGATCCCGGAGGACGACACCAGCCGGGACACGCTGCTGGACCGGGCGATCAGGGCCGCGTCCCGTGGCATCGACCGGGCCACCGGCCGCCGCTTCTGGCTGGACGAGGCAGCCACCACCCGCACCTACCGGCTGCCCGGCCGCATCGCGTGCGAGGCGGACGGAGACGTGCTCCTGGTCGACGACATCGGCACCGGCGACGGCCTGGTCGTGGAGACCGGATCGGGCTCCTCGTTCACGGCCATCACCGGCTACGAGACAACCCCCGACAACGCCCTCGCGGATGGCACCCCGGTCACCGGACTGCTCCGCGTGAACGGGTCCTGGGGGACGTCCGCCACCCGCGTCCGTGTCACCGCCCGCTTCGGCTGGCCGTCCGTCCCCGACGACGTCGCCGAAGCGTGCCTGATCCAGGCCTCCCGCCTGGTCAAGCGGAAGGACTCCCCGGAGGGCGTCATGGGTTCTGCGGAGTGGGGCGTCGTCCGCCTGTCCCGCCGGGACCCGGACGTGTGGAACCTGATCGAGCCCTTCGTATCGCCCGGCTTCGGATAGGAGACGCCATGCAGATCTCTGCCGTCCGCGACGCAATCGCGGCCGCGGCCGCCGTCGTTGTCCTGCCCGCCGGCGTCGGGAGGCTGAAGTGCACCGGCTACGTCCCGGACGCCATCCTCGCCCCGTGCTTCTTCGTCGGCGAGGTCGAGGTCACCTTCGACAAGGCCATGGGCCGCAAGCTCGACGAGCTGGTGTTCACGTGCCGCGTGCTGGCCGGCCGCCAGGACGACCGCGCGTCGCAGCGCATCGTCGACGCGCTGCTGTCCGGATCGGGCCCGGCCTCACTGAAGCAGGCCATCGAGAAGGCACGCGGCGCCCCCGGCGAGATGGCTCTCGGAGGTCTGGCCGACGACCTCCACCTCCAGCGCGTCCAGGGCTACCGCTGGTTCGAGCACGGCAGTTCCACCTACGTCGGCGCCGAACTGATCATCAAGGTCATCGGAGACGGGAGCACCTGATGAGAATCCGGATCCTGACCGCCGGCCAGCCCGGGGCCGTCCTATACGACCGGCCCTGGCCCGCGGTGGGCGACGTGGTCGAGGACCTGCCGACCACGGTCGCCGCGCACCTGGTCGCCTCCGAGGTCGCCGAGGAGATCAGCGAGGCGCCGCCCGCGCGGCGTCCCAAGACCAGGAAGGGGGACGACGATGCCTAAGTCCGTCCTGCTCAACGTCAGGTGTTTTGCGGTCGGACTGGACCTGACGAGCCGCTCCAACAAGATCGAACTCTCCAGCTCGGTGGAGGAGAAGCCCAGCACGAACTACGGCTCGGACGGCTGGGGCGAAGTCGTCGGCGGACTGGCCTCGGCGGAGATCGCAGGCGAGGGCCAGTGGGAAGCTGGTGACGAATCCAAGGTCGACGACGCCACCTGGGCGCAGCTCGGCGGTGTCGGCCCCTGGTCCATCAGCGCCAACAACAGCGCCGCCGTCGGCGCGCTGGCGTACTTCACCCAGGCGATGCGAGCGGACTACACGCTGGTCGGCGAGGTCGGCGAGGTCGCCCCGTGGGCGTCCACCGCAAAGTCATCCTGGCCGCTGGTGCGCGGTCAGTTCGCCCACCCGCCCGGTACCGCACGAACCGCCACCGGCACCGGCACCGCTCTTCAACTCGGCGCCGTCCCGGCTCGCAAGCGGGTCTACGCCACGCTGCACGTCCTGTCCGTGGCGGGCACCACGCCGTCCCTGACCGCCCGCGTGGAGTCGGCCGCCGACAGCGCGTTCACCGCCCCGACCACCCGCGCGACCTTCGACGCGGCGACCGAGGCCGGCGGGCAGGCCGTGCGCACCGACGGCACGGCCATCACTGACACCTGGTGGCGCCTCGCCTGGAACATCACCGGCGACGGCCCATCGTTCCTGTTCGCCGCTGCCCTCGGCATCGGCTGATCCCAGTTCCGTTCCTTGCCCGGCCCGTCCACGGGCCCGGGCCTCTCGTCATGCCTGAAAGGGGCCAGCCGTGCCAACGATGGTTCTGCTTGCCGAGTACCTGTCCATCAACAGCAACGACCTCTCCGGGCACACCCGCAAGGCGGAGATCGCCGTCGAGGTCGAGGAGAAGGACGTCACGAACTACAAGAGCCTGGGCTGGAAGGAAGTCGTCGGCGGCCTCAAGTCCGGCACGCTGGCCTGCGAGTTTCTCCAGGACTTCGCCGCCACCAAGCTGGACGCGATCATGTGGCCGCTGCTGGGCACGGTCGTCCCGTTCGAGGTGCGCGCCGACCAGGCCGCCGTGGGCACCAGCAACCCCGCCTACAAGGGCAACATCCTGATCAACGGCTGGTCCCCGGTCACCGGCTCCGTCGGTGACGAGGCCACCGTGGGCCAGGACTTCACCACCTCCGGGGCCGTGACCCGGGCCACCGCCTAGGACGGCGGCGATGGCGGACACGTCCGGGCTGGGGCTGGAGCTGACCTCGTCGAACCTGCGCGCGGTCGGCCGGGCGCTGCGGGCCGAGGAGGACGGCAAGGAGCTGCGCAAGGAACTCACGAAGAACATGCGTGAGGCCCTCAAGCCGGGGGCCGCACGCGCCAAGTCGTCGATCATGTCGATGGCGTCCACGACACCGCACGCGGGGCCGGCTCTGAAGACGTCGATCGCTCGCAAGATCCGGCCCGAGGTCCGCATCACCGGCAAGTTCCCCGGCGCGAAGATCAAGGCCTTCAAGACGAAGAACCTGCGGAACTTCCCCAACGCCCCGAAGCGCACCAACCGTGCGTCCGGCTGGCGGCACCCGGTCTACGGCAACCGCGAGGTGTGGGTGCAGCAGACCGGAAAGATCGAGTGGTTCGACCGGGCCTTCGAGGGCCAGGACGCCCACTACCGCCGACAGGTCCAGTTCGCCCTGGCGGCGATGGTCAACCGCATCGCATCCCGATCCGACTGATACCGAAAGGCGGGCCTCGTGAAGGTCACGTACAGCCCCGAAGACGGCGACGAGCAGACGTTCGACTACAACCCGAACCGGCTGCTGTCGGCCGAGCGGGAGGCCCTGGAGAAGCGCACCGGCCGGGCCTTCAACCAGTTCGCCCAGGGTGTGCTCAAGGGGGACTCGCTGTGCCGGCGTGCGCTGCTGCACGTCCTGCTCAAACGGCAGCACCCCACGATCGCGTTCGACGACGTCGACTTCTGCTGGGACGAACTCAAGGTCGAGATGACCAAGGGCGAGATCACCCTCGCGGTGGAGCGGCTGCGGGAGAAGAACGGTGACGAGGACCTGGCCGAGGCCATGCTGAAGGGCTACGACGAGGCCCCGGACGACGAGGGAAAAGCCCGGCTGCCGTTCGCCGTCTGAAGCACCTGGGCAACGCGGCCCACCTGCTGCACATCACTCCCCGCGACTGGGACCTGCTCACGGTCGAAGAGGCCGATCACCTCCTGGCCTGGCTGGACGAGTACCTCGCACAGATGGAGAAGGCCGCCAAGAAGCGGCGATGACGCCCGTACTGAAGGGGGTTCGCCGTGTCGGACACCAGTCTGGTCTTCGCCCTGTCCACCCGGGACGACACCGGCCAGGGCCTGCGCTCGGCCCGGGAGAGCATCGACTCCGAGACGGAGGGGATGGCCGACGACGTCGCCGCCAACGGGTCCCGGATGGGGCCCGCCCTGGCGGCGGCCGGCGCCGCAGCCGGGGCCCTGGCCGGGGCGGCGATCATGTCGACGCTGGCGCAGGCGATGGACGTCTCGCAGGCGACCACGCGCCTCGAGGCGCAGCTGGCGAACACGACCGCGGACGTGTCGGCGGCGACGGACACGATGACGAAGGTCTTCACCGACGGGTGGGGGGAGTCCGCCACCGAGGTCGGCGACGCGATCAAGTCCGTGACGCTGAACATGGACGAGTTCACGGGGCAGCAGGGCCGCCTGGAGGACATGACCAAGGCCGCGCTGGCCCTGTCCCAGGCCTTTGACCAGGAGGTCAACAAGACCACCGCGGCCGCCGGGCAGCTGGTGAAGACCGGCCTGGCCGACTCCTTCGAGGAGGCGATGGACCTCATCGCCGCCGGTCTGGGCAGCGTCGCGAACAAGAGCGACGACCTCCTGGACACGCTGAACGAGTACAGCACCTTGTTCCGACGGGTTGGCTTGGATGGCGAGACGGCTCTGGGCCTGATCAACCAGGGCCTCCAGGCGGGCGCCAGGGACTCCGACGCCATCGCGGACGCCATCGGCATCTTCAGCGAGATGGCCCTCGCCGGGGGCAAGCAGGTCAACGACGCGTTCGGGTCGATCGGCCTGAACGGCGAGGACATCGGCCGGCGGATGCGGGCGGGAGGCGACGAGGCCACCTCCGCGCTGCAGGACACGATGGACGCCCTGCGCGGCACCGACGACGCCACCACCCGGCTGACCGCCGCGCAGGTCCTGTTCGGGGACCTCGCCAACACGCAGGCGGACGCCCTGTACGCGCTGGACCCGGCGAGCGCGGCGGCCGCGGGCGGCTTCGACGACGTCGCGGGCGCGGCCGACAAGGTCGTGAAGAAGCTGGAGAACTCCCCGGCGATGAAGCTGGAGGCCTTCAAGCGGACCGTGCAGCAGAACGTCATCGACTTCCTCGGCGGCCAGGTCCTCCCGGCGGTCGTCGACTTCAAGGACCGGTTCGGCGCGGCCGCACGCGAGGCGTGGGCCGCGGCCGGGGACGGCGGCGCCGAGGGCGTCGACCGCGTCCTGACCTTCGTCGCCCTCCTCGGGCAGCGCATCGCCGAGAAGATCGTCACCGACCTGGTGCCGAAGGCGGCCGAGGGCCTGGCGCACTTCGGGCAGCGGCTCGCCGAGTACGCGATGCAGGACCCCATGGCCCTGTTCAAGGTCGCGCTGATCGCGGGCGCGCTCATCCTCGCCCTCACCCAGCTTCCGATCCTGCTGATCGCAACTCTCGGCACGGTCGCCGGGCTCATCATCGGCGGCTTCGTCGCCGAAATGCTGATGAAGCTGGAGGAGAAGGGGCCCGAGTGGTGGCAGGCCTTCGTCGACTGGCTGTCCGCCCTGCCCGCCGGTCTGTGGTCCGCCTTCACGGGCCTCGGCCTGTTCATCCAGGCCTGGTTCTCCAGCCTGTGGGACACCTACATCGCCGACCCGGTCAGCCAGCAGTGGAACAACCTGATCAACAGCGTCGGCGGACTGCCCGGCCGGATCCTCGGCTCACTGACCGCGCTGGGCACGATGCTGTGGCGCACGGGCTGGGACAGCTTCCAGGAGCTGACCCTCGCCGGTATCGACCGGGCCCTGGCGCTGGTGTCGTGGGTGCGCGGCCTGCCCGAGACCATCGCGGGCGCCCTGACCAGCGGCGCCTGGCGCATGTACAACGCGGGCCTGGACTTCGTCTACGGCATCTGGAACGGCATCAGCGCCGCGGGCGGCTGGCTCTGGTCGAAGATCCAGAACTTCACCAGCGACTACATCGTCGACCCGGTACAGGACTTCCTCCACATCGGCTCCCCGTCCAAGCTGGCCGCCGACCAGATCGGCCACTGGATCCCCGCCGGTATCGCCATGGGCGTGGAGGACAACGCGGGCATCGTCGACCAGGCGATGCGGGACGTCGTCGATCCGGCCTCCTACCGGCCCGCTCCCGGCCTCATGCCGGGCCCGTCGTCCGCAGCCACGCTCGGCGCCAACGCGGCCCAGGTCCGGATCGTGATGGAGCTGGTCGGCGGCAGCCGGGCGTTCCGGGAGTTCTTCCAGGAGTCCGTCCGCCTCACCACGGGCGGCGACGTCGTCAAGTTCGCGAAGGGATGACCATGCCGAGCCTGCCCCCGCCCGTGTGGGCTGACCTCTGGTACGACGGGGCCTGGAACGACATCACCGAGGACGTGCGTGTGACGACGGCCCCGGTGACCGTCACCCGGGGCCTGTCCTCGGAGTCGTCCACCGAGGCCGACCCGACGTCGGGCACGTGCGACCTGGACTCCCGGGACAACCGGTACGCCCCGCGGAACCCCATGTCGCCGCTGTACGGGAAGATCGGCCGCAACACGCCGTTCCGCTGGGGGTACAACACCGGCTCGCCGTGGGTGGAGATGCGCACGGTCGAGAACGCGCTCACCACCCCGGGCAGCACTAGCTTTGCGGTGGGCGACCTTGACTTGCGCTTGGACGTCGCTCTGAACGTCTGGGCCAGCCGGGACCTGGCCGGCCGCTACCTGCCCACGGGCGACAACCGGGCTTGGGCCGTGACCGTGCTGTCCACCGGGCAGCTGGCGTTCTACTGGACCCCGATCGGCATCCTGGAGAGCAGGATCGCCGTGCTGTCCACCGTCCCGGTGCCCGCGCACAACGGGCAGCGGCTTGCGATCCGGGTGACGCTCGACGTGGACAACGGCGCCAGCGGCTACACGGTGCGGTTCTACACGGGCCGGGCCGTGGACGACACCGACTGGGAGCTGCTGGGGGACCCGGTCGTCGGCGCGTCGACCACGTCCGTGTTCGACGGGATCGCCGATATCGAGCTGGGCAGAGTCGTGTACCTCGACGGCGCCGCCCTGGCCGGACGCCTGTACGCCTTCCGGCTCCTGAACGGCATCGGCGGCACGGTGGTGGCGTCCATGGACGCGTCCGACGCCGAGCCCGGCGACTCCTCGTTCACGTCCGGCGGGCTCGTCTGGACGGCCGTCAACGGCGCCTCCCTGTCAAACCGGCACGTGCGTATGGCCGGGGAGATCCCGGCCTGGCCGCCCACCCGGGACCTGTCCGGCCAGGACAACATCGTCTCCATCGCGCCGACCGGGATCACGCGGCGGATGGACGCCGGGAACAAGCCACAGGACTCCGCGCTGCGCCGCTTCATCCAGGACCGGGGGCCGCTGGAGTGCTGGCCGCTCACGGACGGCGTGGACTCCCGGACCGCCAAGAGCCTGCTGGGCGGACGGGACATGGTGCTCTCGCTGAGGGAAGGGGACGTCGCTCCCGCGTGGGCAGCGGGGACGCTCGCCGACTGGATCGAGCCCGTCGCAGCGAGCAGGACCGGGAAAGCCACCAGCCTTCTCGGCTACACCCCCCGCGTGACGAACACGGGCGGCAGCTGGTCGGTGGACATGTTCGTGACCGGGGGCGGTACCGCTGGCATCTGGTCGTGGACCGTGTTCGACAGGGGCGCCGGGACCAACGCCGACAACGAGGTCAGCATCATCATGCTGCTCAACAGCAGCCTCCAGCAGGCCACCATGATCCGCCACTCGGAGGGATCGGACAGCAGCAGCGAGGCCCACCTCGGCAACTACTTCTTCGACGTCGACATCTTCGACGACCAGCCGCACTACCTGCGGCTGACCGTGGACACAACCCCCTTCTGGACGCTGTACGTGGACGGGGTGTACATGGCGTCCGGTCCCCTGGGCGTCGCCATGAAGCCCGTCAGCCGGGTCCGGCTCGGCTGGGGCGGCCCCAACCCCGACCTCACCCCCCAGTCGATCGGCTACCTCACCTACTGGGACAGCACCGGCCCGACACCGGCCGAGATGTGGACCGCCTACATGGGGTTCCAGGGTGAGCGCGCCGGTGACCGGATCCTCCGGCTGACGAGCGAGGCCGGATACCCCGCGTCGGTGTCCGGACTGGCTGCCTACCAGCAGCGGATGGGTATCCAGGACCAGGCGAAGCTTCTGTCGCTGCTCAACGAGGCCAACGCCACCGACTTCGGGTATCTGCTGGACCGGCGGGACGCCGTCGAAGTGATCCAGCGGGGCGGCTCCACGCTGTGGAACCAGCCGCCGGCGCTCACCCTCGACTACTCGGCCGGTCTGATCGGCGCGCCCTTCAAGCCGGTCGACGACGACAAGCTGACCGAGAACGACGTCTCCGTGAAGCGCGCCTACGGCTCGGTCCCGGCGCGCTGGGTCCTCGAGGAAGGGGAGCTGTCCGTCCAGGACCCGCCGAACGGGGTGGGCCGCTACGACAACGAATACACGTACTCGCTGGCGACGGACACGCAGGCCGACCATGTCGCGTCGATGCGGCTGCACCTGGGCACGTACAACGGCGTCCGCTACACGCGGCTGACGCTGAACCTCGCGAACGAGCGTGTGCACGCGATGATCGACGACATCCTCCGCATCGATGTCGGCGACAAGATCCGGCTCACCAACTTGCCTGCCGATCACGGGCCGGACGCCGTGGACGTCCTCGTGCACGGCTACGAGGAGGAAGCCGGGCCGGACGCCTGGACGATCACGTTCAACTGCCGTCCCGGCGAGCCCTGGACCGCAGGCGTAGCGGACGGCGCCGACAGCCGCGCGGACATCGGCGGCTCGCACCTGGCGGCCGCCATCGACGCCGACGACACCACCGTGCCGCTCACCGTCACCGGCGAACGAGCCTGGACCAGCGATCCGGCTGACATGCCGTTCGACGTGCGGATGGGCGGGGAGGTGATGCGGGTGCAGGCGGTCACCCCGTTCGTCCGCGACACCTTCAGCCGGACCGTGGCCAGCGGGTGGGGGACGGCCGACAGCGGCGTCGCCTGGTCCACGTCGGGCGGCAGCGCCTCCGACTACAGCGTGAGCAACGGCGTCGGCCGCCACTCCATGAGCACCAAGGCCGTCGCGCGGATCACCTCGATCACGGGCCTGAGCATGGCAACCGTCGACATGCAGGTCACCATGTCGGTGCCGGTCTTCCCGGCCGGAAACGGGGTCTATGCCTTCCTCCTGGTCCGCGCCGATATCGCCGCCGACCGCTCCTACCTCGCCCGCCTGTACTTCGGCCAGGACGGCCTCGTCGACCTGAGCCTTCGCAAACGGTCGCCAGAGATCGAGCTTGCCAACGCGGACAGCGTGGTCGCCTTCACCGCAGGGACGCGGGTTCGCGCCCGGCTCCAGGTGCAGGGCGCCACCCTGCGGGCCAAGGCGTGGGCGGCGACCGCCGCCGAACCTGCGGCCTGGCAGGTGACTGCCACCGATAGCGACATCACCAGCCCAGGCACCATCGCCGTCCGCTCCTACGTGGCCACGTCGAACACCAACCCGACCCCGGTCGTCGTCGAGTTCGACGACGTGACAGTCGCCCAACAGGCCACGGTGGACCGCTCCACCAACGGTGTCTCGAAGGGGCACCAGGCGGGCTCCGACGTGCGCCTGGCCACCCCCAACTACGCGGCCCTTTAGGAGGCGAAGATGACGGACTGGCGCGGCGGCATGCGCACGACCGCAGACCGCCTGTACGAGACCGACCTCATCGGCAGGCTGGTCTTCCTCGCCAACCGCAACGCCAACCAGACCATCAGCAGCGGCGGCGACACCGCCTCCAACGCGATGCAGTGGGACGCGGTGGACCTGGACGTCCTCGGCGGCTGGAAAGTGGGCCAGCCCACCCGCTGGACGGCGCCGAGGGCTGGCTGGTGGACCTTCCAGGGCGCCGTCGGCTTCAACAGCTCGACCGCCGGCACCGTCCGGGAGTGCAGCTGGTACGTCAACGGCGGCCTCATCAGCATGGGCCGCTCGCACCCGATCAACATGTCCGGCATCGTGTCCGGCGCGCTGACCGTGGACGCCCGCTCCATCCCGCGGCTGATGGTCGTAGGCGACTACGTGGAGCTGGTCGCGGGCCAGAACAGCGGCTCTCCACTGGACACGGCCACCGGCTCCTACCGGCCGTACATCTCGATCACCTACTCCGGTCCTGCATAAGGGAGATACGCATGTCCGAGATCACCGACGGCTACCGGCCTCTGGAAGCCACCGGCAACGTCTACGTCTTCGACGAGTCCCTCACACCGCGCCTCCAGATCAACGTGGCCCTCAAGGCAGACGTGGGCGAGTACCCGGCCGAGGCTGCGGCCGCCGTCATTGCGGGTGTGGAGGCCGTCAAGGAGTCGCTGGCGGCGTCGTTCCCCAGCGTCACCGCGGATATCACCCCCACGGTCCTCGTCGGGGCCCGGCAGATGCAGTAGCCCGTCCCCCACCGTTTGCCCCGCGCCACCCTGGCCCGGGGCCTTTCTCATCTCTGGAGGCCTCATGGCCACACCCATGTCCGCGTCCGCGTTCCTGAAGGCCCTGGAGGACGAGGGCCTGGTCGTCGTCCAGGAGGGCGACTGGCGCGACCACAACCGCAACCACAAGGGCCCCTGGGGGCCCGTGCACGGCGTGATGATCCACCACACCGTCACCCGGGGCACCGCCGCCACGGTCCGCATCGTGAAGGACGGCTACAGCGGCCTGCCCGGCCCGCTCTGCCACGGCATGATCGCCAAGGACGGGCGCGTGCACTTGGTCGGCTACGGCCGCGCGAACCACGCCGGCCTGGGGGACCCGGACGTCTTGTCCGCGGTCATCGCCGAGCGCGCCCTGCCCGGCGACAATGAGGCGTCGGTGGACGGCAACCGGCACTTCTACGGCTTCGAGTGCGAGAACGAGGGCGATGGCGAGGACCCCTGGCCCGCGGCCCAGCTCGAGGCGATCGTGCGCGCGGCCGCCGCACTCTGCAGACACCACGGCTGGAACGCCCGCTCCGTCCTGCGGCACCTGGACTGGCAGCCCGGCAAGGTCGACCCGCGCGGCGTCGACTGGGACGACATCGAGGCCCGCATCGCCAAGCGCCTGGGCAGCAAGCCGCCGGCCACGCCGCGGCCGACGCCGTCCCGGCCGGTCGTCGACCTGTCCGAGCTGGTGAAGGCAGCCCGCTCGAACCCGGGCATGCGCGGCACGCCGGTCACGTACAGCGGCGCCCGCGCCGTGGAGGCCGCCCTGGTCGACGAGGGCCTCCTCGCCTCGAAGCGCCTGGACGGGCACTTCGGCTCGGACACGGTCGCCGCCTACTCCCGCTGGCAGCTGCGGCTGTACCCCGGCTCCAGCACCCGACCGGGCGGCGCCGCCGACGGCATCCCTGGCAAGGAGTCGCTGGTCAAGCTCGGACAGCGACACGGCTTCGACGTGAGGAACTGATCGACATGGCTGCACCCGTAGAGAAGAAGGTCACCGCCGCCACCGCCGGCACGTACGTCGGGAGCACCGCGCTGCTCGCCGGCCTGGAGGCGGTCGAGGACCATGCCGAGCTGGTGAGCTGGATGCCGCCCGGGCTGGCCCCGTTCGTCCTCGCCCTGGTCCCGGCCGCGATCACCTTCGTGTCCGGCTGGGCCACGAAGCACAGCCCGCGCGGGGTGATCGAGTGAGCGACAGCACCGGCGTTCCAGCCGTCGACACCATCGTCGTCTGGTGCGTAGCAGGTACCGCCCTGGCCGGGATCCTGGTCCTGCTCTGGCGTCTGGTCCGCGGCGTCCGCCAGGTCGTCGTCCGCGTGGACGACTTCGTGGACGACTGGCAAGGCGTGCCGTCGCGCCCCGGGGTCCCCGAGCGCCCGGGGGTCATGGCCCGCCTGGACGCCATCGAGGGACGCCTCAGCAACGTGGAGCACGAGCTGCACCCCAACAGCGGCTCCTCGCTCCGGGACGCCGTGGACCGCGTCGACCGGCGCACCCGACAACTCACCGACGAATGAGACGGCCCCCTCTCGCCTTCGGGCGGGAGGGGGCCGCTTCGTCGTGCCTGGGGTCAGCGTGCGGTCAGGGCCCGGCGCGCACGGTTGATGACGTTCTGCGCGTCGGTTCCGTACACGGCCGACTCGCTAAGGGTGTCCCACACTCGCTGGTACGTGGCCACGGAATCCGTGTCGTCCAGCCACAACTCGGCGTGCCAGTCCTCTACGACCACGCGCCGGTCATCGTAGATCCAGAACGAGTTGCCCGCGTAGATCTTCAGGGACGCCGAGAACGGCACGATGCCGAACTCCACGGTGTCCAGGCCGATGACGCTGGCGAGGCGGTCCAGCTGGGCGGCGAGCACGGCGGGCGGGCAGACGAGGGCGAAACAGGCTGCCTCCCACATCAGGATCCGGTAGGTGCGGCCCGGCTCCCACAGCCCGTCCTGTCGGCGGATGCGGGCGCGTACGGCCTCCTCGGTGTCTCGTGGGGACTGCATGAGGTTGGCGTGCCGGGTGAGGACGTGGCGGGCGTACTCCGGGGTTTGGAGCATGCCGGGGACGAGGTTGTTCTCCCAGATGGTGAGCACGCGTGTGCGGTCGTGCTCTGCGGTGATGGCCTCCTGTACGGGGCGGTGCCCAGAGGCGAGCTGCCGCCGCCAGGACCGAATGCGTGACTCGAAGCCCCGGAGCTGGGCGAGAAGTCCCTCGTACGCTTCGGGACGGCCGGTGGCGTCGGCCCATGCCCGGAGTTCGTCGGCGTCGGCTGTCTGCCGGCCGTTCTCCAGCTTGGAGACCTTGGACTTGGTCCAGCCGTTGCCGAGACGCTCGGCGAGCTGGGCGCCGGTGAGCCGACCGGTTGGGCACGCTAGCCGGAGTTCCCGGAGCCGTATCCCGAGGGCTTCGCGTGCCTGCTGGTAGTCAGTGCTCACCGGGCCTCACGTCAGCGCTTGATCTCGAACTGTGCGTACGGGACTGCATGGTGCCAGGCCGCGTCGCGGGCTTGGCAGTACCGGTTCACCGCGGCCGGTTCCGTGATCAGCTCGGCGCCGGTCAGATGGTCGTCGTCGTCGAAGAGGAGTCGGGCGACTAGGCGGGAGTCGAACAGCCAGAAGTCCTCGGTGGGCAAGTGGAGGTCGTCGGCCTGGGCGCGGGAGAGGTTACGGATGTCCTCGCCCACGGCGCAGTTCCGGGCCGCATTGCTGCGGAGGTACAGCTGCCCCGGGGTGATGGGGTCGTCGACCAGGCGCACGCGCTCGAAGCGTTTCCCCTGCGCGGTCTGGGCGCGGACGTTGTGGCACCAGTCGTCGTCGTAGTCCCAGTCGATGGGCTGGCCGGCCTCGAACTGGGCCCACTCCGGGGTGGCCTCGTCGCTGGCGAAACGGCGGCGCGTCTCCAGCCGCCAGGCCGTGTGCTCGAAGGTGCTGAAGAGCCGGTCGAACTCGTCGCTCGCGTTGATGAGCCTGGGCTCCTCGTCTCGCGGGCCGAAGTCGACGAGGGTGTTGCGGGGGACGATGACGGCGACTTCGCCTTCGTCCAGGTGCCGGAGCTGGGCGAGGTCGTCGGGGGCTGTGAGCGGCGGCCCGTGGACGATGACCTCGCCGCTGTCGAGGTCCTCGTGTACGGCCGGGCAACCGCCGCCGCCTGATCCGGTGCCGTTGAAGCGGAGTCGGCGCATGGGATTCCCCTCCCGTTGGTGGTCTGGTGTGGGGCCAGCCTCCCCGACGTTCCGAGACGGAACACACCGTCAGGAGGCCCCGCACGGGAAACATTGCGCAACTCGGCGGAGGGGTCAAGAAACTACGCGAAACTTCGTGTGCTTCACGCCACTCCGCACTCCTACGGTCCTCGCATGGCCACTCCGCAGCCGACCGTCGACCCTTTCACGGCCGTCGAGTCCCTCCGCGCAGCCCTCGACGGCGCCGGCATTGTCCTGCCCTCGCTCGCTGTGGACCCGGGCTCGCCGACCCTCGGCCTGGTGGATCTGGGCCGGGTCCGGGCGGACGTCGCGCTGCGCCTGGCCGACGCCTTGCAGCCAAGGGGGACCGCCGCATGAGCACCACTGCCGACGACACCACCGGATCCGGCGACCGTCTACGCGTCATCGGCTGGTGCGCCTGGTGCAAGGACGCGGCCGACGACTGCCGCGTCATCCAGGTCGCCAAGCAGAGCTCCGGCAGGGGTGGCGTCCGCTACGCCTGCGGGCCGTGCCGCAAGAGACACCAGTTGGTGCCGCTCATCGAGCAGGAGACGCGCGCGACGGCCCCGGCTGCCACCGGCCCGGAGGCGGCTGGCGCGTCAATGATCATCATGGCGGGCATGGTCCCGACCATGTCGGACGCTCAGCGCGAGGGCCGGTCCTGCCCCTGGTGCAACGTGCCAATCACGGCCGAGACCGGCATCGACCTCGGCGAGGAGGAACTCCCCCGCCTCGGCGTGACCGTGCACCCGGTCGCCTGCCGCCCTTGCGCCATCCGCGAGGCCCGCGAGTCTTTTGCCCACCACTGCCGCATGTGCGAGCGGTGCAACCGGGGCGACTACTGCCCAGAGAAGGCGCCGCTGCGGCGCTTCGTCCTGGAGGTCCGCTCATGAGGATCTGCGACACGTGCGGCGAACTGATCGAAGGCGGCGCCCGGAAGATCCCGATCGACTCGCCATCGGGCGCAGCCCCGAACCTGTGGGTGCACCCGTACCCGTGCAAGGCGTCCCCGCCGCGGCAGACCTACCCGGCCAGGAGCAGCAGATGAGCGGCTTTCGGTGCACGGCCACGACCGGTGTGCACGCGGAGATCCGGGCGATGGCAGAGAAGATTGCGTCCCCGTTCGGCGCCGTGGACTGGGCGCCGGACAGGGTGCTTCAGTGCCTCGTCGAGGACGTACCCCACGACTTTCACGCAGCGTTCCTCCGCACCGGCGCTCACGAGGACCCACCCTCGGACGTCTACCTGTGCTGGAAGGACGGGGCCCCGGACCAGAGCCTGGCGGATCTCGACTGCTGCATGGCCCGAAGCAGACCGCTGGACGCCGGGTGCACGATCTTCAAGCACCACCCGGGCCGCTGCTACGAGGACTACATCGACCCACCCGCGGTGGCCGCGTCCGCGTACGCCGACCAGCTGCTGAAGGAGCTGGGCATATCGCTGTCCACCTGACCCCCGCTGGTGCCACAGGGCGGACGGGGCACCAGCGGGTCTGACGTCACCAGCGCGGCGCTGTTCGCCGATCGCGCTGGTGGCTCGCGGGCGGCCCGTTCCCCGCACCCCCCGTCGGGGGCGGGCCGCTCACTCCACCAGGTCCCGTACGGGCACACCGATGGCCCGGGCTACACGCAGCAGGGTCCGCAGCGTCGGATTCGCGCGGCCGGCCTCGATGTCCTGGTAGTGCGCGCGGTTCATCGGGACCGCCAGGAAGACAGCCTCCTGGGTCAGGTTGTGGTGCTCGCGGACTTCGCGGATGCGCCTGCCGATGCGCTGCCCCTCGCCGTCCAGCCACTCATCGTTGTCAGGCACCCGATAAACGCTGTGACCAGCGATGATCTATGTCAGCCTGGTCACAGCAGGCTTTATTTGATCTTCGTGCGCCGCCTGCAC